CCGCAACAGCATCATTAGCTGACACAACCATTGGCGGCATCATTCCTGGCGTTGTTGGGCCTCTTACCTACGCTGGTGCAAGGATGTTTGGTCAATCACCGGCACAGGCGGCAGCTGCTGAACAATCTGTTGTTGGAGCGTTAGACAAGCCATTTGGCAAGACATTTGGCGTTACCGAAGCACCAGCCTACAAAGGTGAAGCCAGCCGCGAAATTATGGATTTTATTGGCGCAAACATTAGCAAAGGCGCTAAATACATTTCTGAGAAAACAGGAATGCCAGAGAGCGATGTAGCCAACATGATTGGCACAGGCTTGGTTGGTGTTGCTCCTGTTGTTGGCAAGGTCACAGCACCTGTTAGACGGGCATTGGGCGAAGGCGTCTACGCTATAACTGAGCCATTGGTTACAGATAAGACGGTGCTTGCTGAACGCGCCAAGATTGAACCAAGTGGTTTGACAGAAGCTGCACCAGGCCCAATGTCTGCTACTCAGCTTGCAGAGACTCAAGCGGCATTTGCACAACGTCAAGCTGGTGCTAGGGCTGGTGCGCCTGCTCCTGCTGCTCCCGTGGCTCCTGCTGGCGCTGGTGTTGGTGCTACAGCTGGCAGTGTGGGTGCGGCTGCTTTTAGTTCAAATCCTTTTGCTGGAAAACTTACTGGCGAAGTTGCTGGTTCAAAAGGTCAATTCCCGCAGGTTAAATTATCTTTAGTGGCTGACAATGTTCCAGTAATGGAGCAACAGTTAATTTCTAGAATTGCTCAAGAAGTTAACCCTGGGCAACCAGTTCGCAGCGGCGTGATTACACGGAATGAGGGAACATTGCGTACAGAACACACTGAAGCAAATATGCCAAATTTAACCCCAAGAGGGCAAGTATTAAAAGCGCAGATAGCAAATGAACAAAACGCATTAACAAACTTTAGCAGAGAAAGAATTGATGCCACTGGCGCATCACCAACTTTGTTAAGCGATTCAATGCGTGGAGAAAAAATTAACGATGTGTTTCATGGAACAGCCATAGAAGGGGAAGTTCCAACAAGTTTGACTGCTTACCTAGATCAATCCAAACGTCAAATTTATAAATCAGCGTTGGAACGAGTTGGTAACAATCAAATTAAAACTTCAAACATTGATAGATTGTTAAGCAATCCTCAATGGAAGGCAGGGCTTGAATTTAAAGGTGTTGAAGGTGTTGCCAAAGGTGCTGAGAAATATTTGAACCTTGCCAAAACAACAGGGTTTGAAGATATTAATGGGGTAATGCACTTACCTGGAACCGTATCAACGTATGACGCTGTTCGCAAAGCCGTTAATGCAGAATGGTCACCACAGAATGCAAACGCAATTAGAAAAATAAATGAAGCAATTGATAAAGATATTGCCGCAGTTGCAGACCCTTCTCTGTATAAACTTGGCGACAAAATCCATCAAGTTGAAAAAACTATTTTTGGTTCAAAAGGAATTAAAAATTTGTTTGGTGAAATAGATAAGAATGGTGTTGTTTTATCTTCTACTCCATTAGAAAAATTACCAAACAAATTAAATGAATTGGCAAAAGATCAGTGGAGCCACATTAGAAACACATTAAATGATTTGTCAAACGGAAACGTAAGAGGCGCACCAAGCGGTATGCCACCTGTACCTGCTGAGTTGCGTCAAGCGGCAGCTGCTGCAAGAAACGAAATTGATGGGGCATTGGCAAGGGCTGTCTTTCAAGCTGGATCAAACAAGGCTGGCGTATGGAATCAAAATTCTGTTAACACAACATTGAATTCTGTTATTGGCGAAAAAATCTTAGAAAACTTTTCACCAGCAGAAGTTAAAAAATTCCATACGTTAAACACCGCTGGTTATTTGATGCCTGGTGTTCATTCTTATGAAGGCGCTGCATTGCAAGCTAGAAGGGCTGGCAAAATTGAAGCGTATGCTGAAAAAGCTGGTATTGGAGCAGGAGCAGCAACAGGTGGATTTGTAGGTTCAGCATTTGGCCCAGCAGGAGCCACAGCAGGCAGTGTTATAGGCGGTGAAGCTGGGCGAAGGGTTGGAGCAGCAATCAGCGGCAAGGCAGCAACAAAAGCAGAGGCAAAAGCTGCTGATGCTCTAAGAAATGAAATGCAAAAAAATGCACAACTGAGAGATATGCTGCCATGAGCCTTGAATCACAATTCTCTAGCCATGAAGCCGTCTGCGCTGAACGTTACGACCAAATCAACGCACGGTTAAAACGGCTTGAGGGCATCCTTATAAAGACCGCCGGGGTGCTTATTTTTTCTATGTCTGCCATTGTTTATGCCAGCCTGACGTTGCATCGTTAAAAATGATTGACCTCACCAAGGTTATTGGAGCAGTCGCGGCCAGCATTGCAGCCATTGGCGGCGGTTACACCTTGGCAGACAAGTTTGGCTGGTTTGACAGGGCTATATTGGAGTGGGCGCCAGAGCATTTTAAGATCACAGCAGCCGCTGGACAGCCAATCAACGTCACTGTTGCGCGGGTCAAAAAACGTGACGATTGCTCAGTAGAGAGTTTTACGCCTAGTGTCCGCGATGCCGCAGGCATGGTGCATGAGGCGACCACTACCGCCAGTAAGTTCAGCGGCCCAGCAGGGCCAGAGATTGATACCTTCACGTACCAGTTGACAATGGTGAGAAAAGAGAAGATTGCACCAGGCACAGCTACGCTGCTGGCAACCATCAAATACAAATGCCCCGAGGGTGAGCGTGTGGTTCAGTATCCTCGCCATGCAAACTTGTCATTTTTATTGGAGAAATAATGGACTGGCTTAAACAAATTGCACCTACGATTGCAACGGCAATGGGTGGCCCCTTGGCTGGCATGGCGGTATCGGCTATCAGCAAAGCTATTGGCGTTGACCCCGAGAAGGTGGGCGACCTAATCAGCAGCAACAAATTAAGCGCAGAGCAGATTGCTCAAGTCAAACTTGCTGAGATTGAATTGCAAAAGCAGGCGCAAGAACTCGGTCTGAACTTTGAAAAGCTGGAAGTTGAAGACCGCAAAAGCGCCAGAGATATGCAGTCAGCCACTAGGTCAATGATGCCGCCATTGCTTGCGGGTGCAGTGACCATTGGATTTTTCTCAATCATGGTAATGATGTTTTTTAACAAGATCGACAGCGCCAACCCCGCTATCCTGATGATGTTGGGCAGCTTGGGCACAGCCTGGACGGGCATCATTGCCTATTATTTCGGCTCCAGTGCCGGGAGCCAAGCTAAGACTGATTTGCTGAGTAAAAAATGACGCCTCACTTTAGCCTTGCGGAACTTACGCATACCGACCACCGCAGCCTGGACAACACGCCTAACCCCGGCGAACTTGCAAACCTTCAGCGCCTGGCTGAGTTTCTTGAGACAGTCAAAACAACGCTTGGCGGTAAGCCAATAATGATTAACTCAGCTTTTCGCTCCAAGGCCGTAAATGACGCTGTGGGCAGCAAAGATACCTCAAGCCATAGGTTGGGCTTGGCTGCTGACTTCCGAGTGCCTGGGATGATTCCTGACGCTGTGGTGAGGGCGTTGCTACACTTACCATTTGACCAGATCATCAGAGAGTATGACGCCTGGACGCACATCAGCATTGCTGACAAGCCCCGGCGTCAGGCGCTCATCATCGACAAGTTAGGAACTAGACCCTTTGTTTAGCGCCCGGTACGCCTCAATCGCATCCTTGAGGTCGCCGCGCAACTGCTCAAGCTGGTCTTGCTGCTTTTGCATCCGCAGGTAGGCTTCAAGCGCAAACTTGTCTAGAGTCGCCCTGTCCCACGTTGCAAATGTAGGCGTCATGGGTGTGGGCAGTCGTCTGGTACAAAAGCTAGGCAATGCACCGCTGCGTGTTTGCTTCTCGACTTCTCCCAGCGGTCGATATAGGTGTCAGGCATCAAGGCCAAAGAACGGCTGATTGCTGATGGCTCTGCGCCCAACATCAGCGCCAGTTGCTTGGCAGTCAGGCCATCAGGCGATTGGGCCAAGGCGTCCCGGATTTGTTTAGACATTACCACGGCGCATCCTCATGGTTTTGCGGGTTGAACGGGATAGGCTTGGCTGGCTGCGCTGGTGGCAACTCGGTGGGAAAAGGCCAGTTATCCATTGTTGCGCTTCGCAGCAAAGTGGTCAGCCAATTCCCTTGCTTTGTGTTTGTCGATGCCTTCTCGAACTAAGCTAACTACCACCATTTCTCGCCATGCACTCGGCTCCAGCGCTGGCTGCTCCAGTGCTTCGCGCAGGGCGGTGATGGCCGACTCCACCTCGTCCTCAAAGTCTGCCAATATAAAGCCCCGCATATTGAGACGCTCAATGCACTC